AATCTTTTAACTCATCTACCGTTGAATTAACGCCTTTAATTTTAACATTATCAACGTTCATATTTGTCTGAAGCTCTTGAATAAAATTATTATGCAATATTTTATTTTGCTCTTCGATTTGATTAATAATTGTTCTAACTTCTGACTTAGCATCAAAAGACTTAGAAGCCTCAAACAATGACAAACCAATCGTATACTCAACTGTATTTTTATCTAAAGCACCTAACTCGTCTTTATTCATAGCAATAATTTTAGAAAGACGATCAGGATTAATCCCTTTGCCATCTGTAAGAGTAGACAAATCTTTATACACTCTGCTTACAATTGATCGAGCATACTGCACTTCTGCCCTAGAAATTAAATCATTATACTCAGCTTCATCAAAAATATTTTTTTGCTCAAGTAAATTTTTAATTTCTTTTTTTGCATTATTAAAATCACTTAATTTAATTAAGTCTCCTTCGCTTGCGTCAACTTGCATTTGCTCAACAATACGCAAAGCCTGATTCTTTAAATCAATTTCTTTGTACTCTATATTTTGATCTATTAAACTTTGATGTATTTGATTAATCTCATCTTTAAAACCATCAATTTGTGTTGGGGTATGATTGCCCTTCATTGTTTGGTTTATATAATTAATTAATCTTGTTTTTGCTGAACCAGTTTCTGTTACAGATTCTAGTGTTTGCATTTCATTAATTTGATTATTTATATAAGTTGCTTCAATATTTGTTAATTTTTTAAGATCATCTTCTTTACCTTTTAGCTTTAACTCTTTCCCAAGAGTTGCACTCCATTTTTCCCATTGCGTTTTTTGCTCTCCTTTAAGATGTGTTGGGTCAATACCTTCATAAAATGTTAGTGCAGAAGTATAATCTTTATTATTAATAGCAAAATCCATTTCAGCTTTAGCTTCGTTGTATGCAGTTAAAGCTACAGCTTCATTATTAATTCTTTCAGACTGCTCTGTTCTGTAAGCTTCAGCCTCTACTAATTCAATAGCCCCAGCTTCTGGATCTATTGCAGCTTTAATATTTTTAGAAAGCAGATCTCTAGCATCTTTATCAAGAACAGAAACATCCTCTAACATCTGTCTAATTTTGCCTGACTTAATTCTACTAAGGGCATCTCTGCTTCCAGTTTTTAAAACTGATTCAATGCTTTTACCAATCAATTTTAATTCATCAGAAGTCATATTCTCAGAATAACTGTTTACCAAACCACCAATAAACATGTCAGACAAACCAGTTAGCATAATATTACGAGCATCTTTAGCAGCAACATCAGGAGCAGTATCAGCCCAAGATGAATATGCTGTAATAGCAGAAGAAACAGAGTCAAACTGACGACCACCCAAATCTTCAATAATAGAAGTTTGAGACGCCATCCATTCGTTTTCCATGTCAGTCTCAATGGACTCAATTGCATTAGCCCCAGACTCAAAAGCAGAAGAAAGTTTTTCTAAACCAAGACCACCGCTTAATGTATGAACAGTAGAAACCTGTCTTCGAATAGCAACATCAGTAATTAAAGAAGTAAAAGATGGATTGCTAATAGCAGCAGTAATAGCCTCACGTTGAGAATCACTTACAAACTTTGCGCTATTGATAAGTAAATTTACTGTTGCACCTGCTTGATGGTTTCCTATTTCATCTAAGTCTTTTAAATACTGAACCCTGTTACCAGTAATTGCAAAGTGTTCTTGTGCTGCAATCTCAGCTTCTTTTGCATGTATTGACAACTCAATAATTGACTCAGGTGTTACAACCATTGCTTTGCTGCGCTCTAACTCACGAAGCCTTCTATACTTATTATATTCAGCAGCATCTTTTATATTTTTTAATCTTGTTTTTTCTGCCTCAACTTCAAGAATGCCTCTAGTTTTGGTAAATATTTTACCGCCTTCATTTGCAATATATTCTGCAAAGCGACCACCAGCAGCCCTGTCCATATCCTCTAAATATTTTCCATACATAGAGTCATAAGTATTTGGATCAGGGTATTTTTTAGCTATTTCAATAGATTTACTTTCCAACTCTTCAAGCATTGACTCATTAAATCTACGTTCTACAACTTGGTCATAGGCCTGTCGTGCCACTAAACCAAACTCTCTTGGTGCAGTTAAGCCAATAGGTGTGCCATCATCATCAAAAGTAATTAAGTTTTGTCTTTTAATTTCTTTAGCTATATTTGTGCCACGCTTAATTGCTTCATCTCTAGCAAAAGGTTCAGCAGCAGATGCTATACTTTGAGCAGCCCTTGATGCAGCTTGCCCAACCTCTGACGCTCCAGTATCTAAATTAACAATACCAATTCTGCGCTGAAAAGCTTGCTGTTTCTGTCTAATAACTCCCATAATTTATCCTATTTATATTTTAAATAGCCAGATACTCCTTGGCCCATTGCTGATATTGCATTAAAAAATGAAGCACGTTGAGCATTTTTTCCACGTTCGACCTCAATCATTGCCCCTAATTTAGTTTGACCCTTTTCAAGTTCTTGCTGAGTTCCTAAAATACGAAGATCACGCATTAAAACTTTTTGTTCTGAACTTCGAAACGCATCAATGCTTGTATCTTCACGGCCTAACATGCCAAAAATAGCATCATTAGTTGCCATTGCATTGTCATATTGCTCAGTTCTAGCAACCATGTTTTGAATAGCAGCAGCTTCATTAGCTATACCATCAATCTCCATTTGCTCTGCTTGCTGTTCAGCTGTACCAGCCGCTGCTCTACCTGCTTGAATTGCACCAAACGCAGAGACTGCGCCCATTGCTAATTGTAGAAATGCTAGTGGCCCTGCCATTATATTACTAGCTCCGCTACTAATCCATTTATTTGCAATGGAAGTGGCGCGTCCTGAGTTATTGTAATTTGTGGATCACGACTATATCCCATTAATCTAAACTCCTTTTTGCCAGTAAATGGTTGCTGTTGAAGTGACAAGTCATCAGTAACATTCCTGATAACAAGTGCAGTTTGATTTACTTTTATAGACAAAGTTGTATTAAGATCAACAAATACACTTCCAATAGTTCTAGGTAAACCAGTAGCAGGACCATTGCTTATGTTTGCATCTATAGGATTTGTTTTTAACTCTACATCAAATTTAAAACCTATTTCAGCAGAAGAAAGTGAAGCATCAACACTTGATACATTTATGTTGCCACCTGACACAGTAAAGTTTCCAACAAAGTTATTACCACTTACTACACTTAATACAGCTCCATTATTAAAATCAGCAGACACATCAAATACACCAGATGAACCAGAATAGACTTTTGACATATCAGTATTAAATGCTGAATCAAACTCACAAAGAACAATCTTATTTGTTCCATCACCTAAGTTATATTCTATATTGGCAAACACACGATCATCTATTGTTACTGTAGAATGAAATACACCATTAGTAACAAACTCCACCCAACCTGCACGTTGCTCTGCTCTATTAGAATTAAATACAGCAAGTGTGCCATCATCATTTAAAATAAACACATAGCTTTCTGAACGTGACAATGCGCCATAAAGTGTATTCAATTCTAAAGGCGTTTTAATAAGATGCGAAGAGATAGTCGAAATAGGGTTGGCAACATACGCAGCCTCACCGTCACTAAACAAATATTCTCTAACAATTTGCCCACCCTTTTGAACAAACAAAGTTGCACCATCAATAGCTTGAGGTCTTTCAAAACCACAGCCAAATGGTGTTTGTCTTCTCATCTGGGCATTAGTTGGTGTAATGGGCTGATTTTGAAATGCTGGTATATAAAACTCAGCAGATGCAGAGAATACCTGCAAATCACGATTAGAAACAATATGTTTAATTTGTTGAATTTCACCAACAGAAGCAGTTAACTGTATTGAGTCATTGTCTTTAGCATCACCTACATCAAAGTTATAATACTCAGCAGACTTACTAAACCAAACAGAATCTGGTTGTGCCAATGAGCCAGCAAAAACCAATCTATTTTCATGAAATGTAACTGCCGCTGGAAAGCCTCGAAGCGCAGAATATGATTGCTCATCCCAAGTAGTAGTAGGTGCATGAGTTGTAATATCAGGTGTGCCACCACCAATTTCTGAAGCATTGGCAGAAGATCCAGCTGTAATAGTAAACTTATCATCACTTAAAACAGATGTAATAGTTCTAGATCCATTTATTTGATTTACAGAAATACCAGCGATAGTACCAGCATTTGACACTGTGATTGCATCTGTAGTTGAAAAACCATGATTAGCCATAGTTATTTCTAATACAGCAGAACCTTCATTAGACTTTACAGAGTTTGCAAGTAAAGTAATCTTAAGTGTATCAAGTATATCACCAACAGCTACGGTTGAATTTGTTACAGAAGTAATTTCTATTTCCAAACCATTATATCTTACAGTTGTGCCAATATGTTTTGATGGGCTAGAAGTGTCCCAATATGCAACGCTTGTGGTAAGTGTTGCTCCAGTCCCACTCGTTTTACTTACATCAAGAGTTGTTCCAGCTGTTTGGAATTTAAAATAAGGTTGATAAACTTTAGAAGCGTCTAGGTTTTGATCGAACCTAAAAGACTCAACTTGAAATGAAGTTAAACCTGTTCTAACAATTTGCTGTGAAATAAATGTTGAATGTGCAAGAAACATAACATCACCAGCTTGAGCGTATGTAAACTCATGCAAATAAGTATCTGTAAATTTTAAGGTTGCATTGTCAACGTCTTGTGTAATTGTTTGAATTAAAGAAACAGATCCATCAACAGGACTTATTCTAAAAACTCTTACCTTTTGATGCTCAAGAGATATAATATATTGCTCATCATCAGAAAAAATAAAAGGTAACAATCTACACTGCTGAACCTTATTTGTATTTATTGTTGTATCAAACTGATATATTTTTTTAAGACCAGATCTTTTAACTACGCCACCTTCAGATCTTAGAAAAAAGTTTTTAACACGTTGTGCTGATTGATTGTAAATTGGTGTGTCTGTTCTTGAATAAAGAGAAGGACTAACCTCACCAAAAGCAAAGTTTGTAAGTGGTACTCTAACCTTCTGCATTATGTTCGCCTATTTACAATAAATCTATTAGTCGTCAGTTTCCGTGTTGTTTGCTGTTGTGCATCTAAATTCCTTGCTTTTATCATAGAAACAGATGCCTGTTGTGACATAAGTTGAGCAAGACTTTGATCTCGCGCCAAAGCAGCTGCAAATACAGATGCCAATTCATACTCAACAGCAACAGTAAAGTATGAAGGCCAATCTTGCTCATTAGCACGATAAGTAAAATCCAACACAAGCTCAGAAGTTGATGATTGATCACAGAACAATTTATCACCATAAGTCTGATAATCTATTGGTGTGTCATTCACAGTAACAACATGTGTCATTAGCCAATCGCTTGGAAGCTGATAAGCTGCATCAAATCTTCCAGTAGGTGCAGCAGTTAATCTATTAAGAACAGCTTGGTTTGTAGCAAATCTCCATCTAGTATTTACAAGAGATGATCGAGCAATGTCTTCATACATGTTTGAAGCAATTAACGCTTCATTATTACCATCATCAAAAGATGTAATAGGTTCTGCACCAATTAAAATAAGAGCGCGACTACATACATCTATCGGTGAGCTTGCTGGTGTGCTGGAAACTGCCATATAAAATCCTTAAAGAAAGGTGGGGCCGAAGCCCCAACCTATTAGTCGCTATCGGTTTCAACTACTGCCGTACCATCAGATACGTCAACAACAGAACCAGTATTTGTTAGAACAGTACAAAAACTTGTTGTTGGTGCATTAGTATCGCGAACGATAATTAAGTCACGAACGTCAAGCATATTTGCTGCGCCATTAAAGTATCCAGCAGTATTAACAGCAGCAATAGCATCAGCCGCTGTATACATCCACAAACTTCCGTTTGAGTCACCACCAATACGAGTTAGTCCACTTGAAGCAAAAGCCATTTTCTAACCCTCCTAGTTATTATCTAGCAGTTCGTATACGCCGTTGTTATCAATAACAACAGAACCCATTGACATCATTGATGTCGCTAGGTGCGATACTTTTTCTGCTACATAGTTTACTTCAGTCTGAACATCAGAGTTCACACCAATACCAACTGCTCTCATGTGATAAGTAAAGTTTTTACCACCAGCTACAGCTGAAGTTGAAAAGATCTTGAAGCCCAAGAACTCTTTCATTGTCATACCGCCAGCAAACGGTAAGTTTTGTGGTCCAACAAAATCGCTTGAAGCGAACTCATTAATGTTGAATAGATCCGCAAATCCAGCTGGAGACATAGCAATATAGCGCTGCCCATCCTCTGGAATATCCGCTGTTCCAAATGTTTCAAAAGCTGAAAGTAGATCTGCTTTTTCAACGGCAGACGAAGCGTCATGTAGCTGAGTAGAGTTAGCACCAGCATCCATAGCTGTTGTAATGATCTCATCAGTTTTACGACCCAACGCAGCAGCAGCACTTTCGGCAATAGCTTGACGCTCGTTGATATTAGTTTTCAACTCGTCAAGTTTGTCGATATATTCCGCTGCATAAAAGTCAGCCATTGTTACTTCCACATTAGTATGTGCAAGTTCCATTGGCGTAACATTGCCGTTGCGTGATTTAGTTGAAGCTGATCCAGTTCCTATTTTTTGGAATCTAGCCACATTGCCTGATACATTCGTAGAACGAATGGTATTACGCAGTTTAGAACCCATGCGCTGGTATGCAAGATGCACATCGGTTTCAAACTGTTTAATAAAGGCTTCAGTAATTGTATTAGCCATTTTACAGTTCCTAAGTTAAGTTGCGTTTGCATCTTGGGTATCCGCTTTACATCCTCAACGAAGGTGTCCAAATGGGCTTCTCAGTGCATTACGGGCCTTGATGCTTCATGTGAAACATAATTTTTACCAGAATTGCAACGCACAAATTCAACATATTGTTGTTTTTTCCACTCAGAAGTACCAACAGGCTCAAAACCTAGCCATGCTGCCCAGTTTAACATGGCTTCATATCTAGAATTAATTGTCATTGTCATTACGTTATATGTCTTATCAAAAAAAGAAACGAGCATTTTTGATCCCCTAGCAAGAACTTTAAAATTATTTTTTATCTTAGTAGAAAATAAAGCAAACATTTGAGGATCTTCTTCATCAATGTAGACCCCACCAACAAATATTATTTCTCCTTTACCATCTCTTACTAAATAAACTTCAGCTTTTTCTACCATTTCTAGAAGAGCATCCATTATATTTTTATGACCTAACTGTATAAGTTCTCGAATATTTTCGGGATGAATAACATGTATAAACTCATACACATGATCCTCACAAAAAGGCGTAAGATAATACGCCCCCCTTGTCATAATTTTAGGTTCATCCATACAGCTTCTGCCAACCTTCGTTAATCATTTTAACATAATTTTGATCTTTATTAAAACCGCTATACCGTTCATCTCTCATCATTTCAGTAAGCTCTGCCTCAGTTAAATTTGCAGATACAACGCCTTGCTCACCAATTACTGGATCTTGCATTTGCGACATGATTGCCTCTAACGCAATAATGCCGTCAGCACTTTCGCACATTCTTTCTATGGCTGGCAAAGCATCTTCTGGAAAAAACTTATTAGCAAAAAGAGACGCAGCTTGTATCCTAGCATCAGCATTATCTCCAAGTTGAGAGGCTTCAGCTTCCATATCTTGCTCAGGTCCAAGGCCCTCCATATACATTTCAATGCCTTTATGAAACTCATTATGAGTATAACCATTTTCATGACAGTGATCAGCCCACCTTTGCAATAGTTCACTATCTGAAGCTTCTTCTGCATCAATAAAATCTGGAAGTTCATACTCACCAGCAGATGATGGAACGCCTTCAGATGCTTGTTCATTAAGCTCATCCATTAACCTTGTTCGAACATCATCTTCTTTTTCACCAAGCTTTGTTTCTAAAGCTTTATATGCTTTTCCTAAATCAGCTGGATCATTAAATTTTTCTGGCAACCACTCTGGTCGATCAGTTGCCTCTGTGGTTTCAGCAGTAGTTTCTACTGGAGCCTCTCTTGCTTCACTTACTTGTGCTTCTTGTTCCATTGTTCTTTACCTTATGTGCATGTGATATACGACTTTCAATAAGGCCAACAATATAACGCTGACCCTCTATGTGACGTAACTCTTCCGTTGTAACATTTGGACCATTTACCATTTCAATAGTAATTGATCTAAGATATTTTAATACCGCATTTCCTGTTGCAGTAGTAAACAAACTAGCAATATTTTCACTAATCTGACGATCTTTTTCTCGTGGGCGTTGTATGCCATCTACACCCACATTAATTTGTTGACTCACGAATTACTCCGTTGATTGTGGTTCCTGAGTCTGACTCTGCTGCATTTGCTGCATTAATGCAACTATTTGTTCACGTTCTTTTGCATCTCTAACTAATGTATCTGGTACACCAAACTTTTTAGCAAGATATGTTGATGTCTCTTCTGAGTTAATTAATATCTGCATTGACTCAGGACCGAAGGCATTTTGCTGAACTTCTAAGAAACGTGTGACAGCACTAATGTCCTGATTGGCTTGGGCTTGAGCTAGTGGGGAAACAGATCTAATCTTTACTTCTCGACCATTAATTGTTGGAACTTCAAGTCTGCCTTGCTTTTTTAATATATAAACAACACGCTGCAATACTGGCTGCACTAACTCTACTTGTAATCTTCCAAACGCAGCGCCAATGCGTCTTGATAAATCTGCCATACGCTCTGCAATCTCTGTTGCAGATGCTGGCGTTCTATTAGGATCGCCAAGCATATCATTATATAAAGCACGTTTAATATTGTTACGCATGTCACCAAGAACAAGTTGAGCAACGTCAAAGCTACCAGCAGCTTGTATGGGTTGCAATCCAGCAGACCCCATAGCCTTTGGAATGATTGTTCCAGGGACTAGGTTAATTGTATCAGGGTTAATTACTCCGTCATCTTCCATTTGATAAATGCCAGAGATAGACATCTGTGCATTCTCAAGTATCATTTGAACTGTTAAGTTTGTGGTTTTAATTGCACTAAGTGCGTTAAACAATGGCCCTCGACCATATACTTCACCAGCGCATTTAGACCAACGAAAACAAATAAAAGGATTAGATCCAATACCTTTCATGTTGCGTTTCATAACTACAGATTTAGTTGCCATACAAATAGCATAATGAATGTAAGCATCTTCATTTAATTTAGTATAATCACGACAAACAATTTCTAATACTGTAGTTGTTTTGTCAGACTGATTATTCATCAGTGCCATTAATTCATCGTTAAATGTGCCATTAGGATAAAGCATTTTAAGTTGATCAAAGCGTATATTTTTACGCTCACGAAATACATGATCTATTCTATCATCAGGCCCAGTGTCTAGTATGACATGAGGTAATGGTATTGCGGAAAAACGTATAGGATTTATAGCATCGCCTTCTTCGCATACTAAGACACCAGTACCAACTGCTAAGTCCATAAAGGATTCATGCACTTCTTGTGCAAAGTTTGAGTTTTGAAGAACTTCAAAAACATATTCCGTAACTTCGTCTAACTCATTATTGACACCATCGCGCTCTTCTTTTGGAACTTCAGATCCAGCAGTAAGGTCAGCCCAACGTGCAAAGTTTGGAACTAAACCTGATTGAAGCCTTGATGCAAACTCTTGAACCCCTACAACGGCTGTCTCATCAAAGATCTTATCATCTCTTCTTTGACCAGATACTTCATAGAAAAATGATTCGCGCTGCGGTAACGCAAACTCATAGCATTCTTCGAAGACATCAACAAAGTTTGTACGCTTTGCTTTTGCTTGCTCATACCGTTTAAGATATTCTTTTGCTACTGGATCTTTAATCATTATGTAAACCTACTAAAGTACCCAGCACCGCCACCGCTTCCAGAAAGTAAACTTCTTCGACCCCTACCTTTTCTTAAGGAACGTCTTCGAATCTGAGCCGCAGAAGAAGTTTGTTCAGCAACTCTATTTCCAGAAGCTGTAAGCTCACCCATTTTTTCAGACATGGCAACAGCATCAGATTGTTTCTTTTCTGCTGCTGCTTGACGATCTAGCTCTCCTTGTCTTAATGCTGCTTGCTCTTGTTCTTTTTTTAAGGCATCAGCATCTGCTTTAGCTTTTCGCTCTGCTTCTAATTGCTTTTCTCTAGTAGCTTCCAAATCAATAGTAGCTTGTTCTTTAGCGGCTGTTGCTGTTTCTTCTTGCTTTTCAAGCTGCTCATCTATTTTGGGGTCGCGTTTGGGTCTTCCGCACATAACATTTCTCCTTTGTTATTTCTCTAAAAACAGAGAAAAGGTATTTTTGCAACGCACAATTACATTCGCCCCCAAAAACCTGACCTTTTTAAATTAGGTTTTTGCTTTGAAAAAACGTTGAAAGTTCGTCCTGCAACAGTAGGTTTTGCAGGTCGTTGATTGTTCATAAGAGCGCGACCTTCTCCAGCGCCTAACATCATATATTGTAAAGCATCGTGTATATGTGAGTACATATTCTTGTCAGGCTTATCAGCATAGCGTTCACCAGATACTTCCATGCGCTTGTATTGATACCCACCTTCAAATCCTTTGATTAATTGCTGGCATCTTTTGTCAATTAAAAATGCTGGCTTGCCCTCGACCATCTTAGTTAGCTGGGAAGAGACAGCTTCCAATCGAAGATCTACAGAGTTCGAAGGGGCTGGGAATGCCCTCAAGCCAGCACCGCGCAAGATATGGAAAGGGGTACTTTCGTCCGTCTGCGCTCTAAAGTCCCCAGCAGGATCGCCATATATATATACCTCAGATGCTTGGGAAAATCGGGAGGATATTTCCTCACGCAACACCTCGGCAAATCTAACAATCCCCATATCAAAAGCCACTATCTCTGACTGGACGAGCCAGCGACCCCTGATCTTTTGTCCAAGAGTGGCGGCTGGAGTCAACCCAAAGTCCAAGCCAACGTATAGTGGTGCGCCAGCGGCTACCGCTATTTCTTCTTTGGCTGTGTGTACTTCTGCTGCGAACATTGGGTATATCGGCTTTCCATCTTGGATAGCTCCTAATCTATTCATAACATATACATCAATCCAGCTTTTTGTTTTACCCCTTATTAAATTCGGATAATAGCCTTGCAACATATGCTGTTTGTTTTCAGCATCTTTGTTTTGATTATAATCTTGTATTTCACCCTCTTCATCTTTTACTTCGAGCATTGCTGGAGGTTGTGTAAAGAACTGCCAGTTGTCAGGCTTAACCAACATCTTTGCTTGTTCTCTTGGAATATGATCTGGAACTGGCACTTCACCAGACATAATAGGCCACCAATGATCTTCTTCTGGAGCATTGGTGTCTGCTATAACACCTGTCCAGCTAGGCCCACCATCACGCATAGAAGGATAACGACCAACACGCATGGTACAAGCATCAATAATAGACTTAGCAATTTCTCGTGCTTCATTAATCCATACCCCTGTTAGCTCTAATGATAGTAATTTTTTAACATCTTCGGGCCTATCTAATGCTAAGAAAATAACCTCAAGCTCTATGTCACCTTTTTTGATGTTGTGGGTATATGGGACTGACCAAGTAAATCTTCCCCATTCGTTTTCTGGGAACCAGTCAAGCCATGTCTTAATAGTTGTAGTTCGTAGCTGTGGGTTTGTGTTTCGTATAATTGCCCATCGTGACTTTCGTTTTCCGTCTGGCCCTTTCTTTTGTTCCAAAGCTCTACGAAATACTTCAACACAACACCCCACTGATTTACCAGAACCTACTGGCCCTCGAATGCCACGAAAGAAAGTACTGTCTTTCATAAAACTTTTGAGAGTAACGCCATCTGGCTTGTATTTAAAATCGACCACTAGCGCAGCCCCTTGTCTACTCCAGACTTAATCATCTTCTCGACTGCCTCTGGGCCAATGTTTTCTATCACATTGTCTAGCATTTTGTTTGTCACAAAAGACTTACCATGCTTTTTATCAAAGTATTGAAAGTGTATCTTCTTAACAATTCTTCGAAGCATAGTAATTTCTTCTGACTTCAAAGTATTTACAAAACTCACTGTTCGTAAGCCTCATTAATATCTGGCGTAGAAGGATCGTCTGCTTTTAATCTACCCTTAGTATCTCTAGCACGTTTCTTTTTTGCTGGCGCTTTAGGTTTAACAGCAAGTTCAACCCATTCTAATCTTTTAGATTCAGCCGTTCTTGTTTTACCTGTGTATGTTTTACCAGCAAGTTCATGAGTTTCCCCATTATAAACTTCATTAATGTTTGCTATTATCCAGCCCATAATTAACTCCTATATTGTTTTACTTTCCTAGCAACCTTTTTCGGTTGAGCCACAAATTGCTTACCCTTAGCCTTACCCTTTCGTTTAGCTCTGGTTGTAGCTGCATATTCAGCAGAACTAAGAGCAGCAATAGCCTTGCTAGGTAAGTACCGTTCGCCTGTCTCACTAGACTTTTTGCCAGACTTGGTGCGCCACTTCTGCTTTCCCCAGTTTAGTAATGACTTCTGAGAAGCCTTCATCTATAGCCACCACCCTTAGCTTTATATTGTTTGGCAAGAAGTTGTGCCTTTCGAGCAGACCACTGACCAGCAGCCGTACCTTGCACAGCCCTTGCCTTTATTCTTTTAAACAAAGTCTTTCGCATTGTAGGCTTTGTGTAATTACCAGCTGCATTAACCGCCACTTATCTTATCCTGTATCTCAATTAAATCATCTTTTAATTTGTTGTATCTAGGAGAGGCAACCAATTGGTTCTCTCTAAGGCGAAGAAGAGTATTAATAACCTTCATGTTTATCTTAGTAGCTAAACCTTTTCCCTTAGAATTAAAACGCTCACCTTCGCCTTGCATCTTCTCAACAAGACCAACGCCAGCCGCATCTTCTAACTTGGCAACTTCTTTTTTTAATAAAGTTGCTTTTCTTCGAAGAGGCGCAATAGAAACCTTATCAGCCATTTTTAGATTTAGCCTTCAGTATCTTTCTTTTCAATGCTGGCGGCAATGACTTCTGCTTGCCACTTAACATTGTCTTCTTCTTGGCTGGTCTTCCGACCTTATCACCATACGTTCCTTTACCCATTGGCATTATGCTGTTCCTTTCTTAGCTTTGTTTCTTCGACTTATTGCTCTGGCCTTTGCCTTTGCGTCCGACTTGCTTGAGGCTCCCCACGCTTTTAGGCTGAGAAGAAGACGCGT